ACGAAGTGGGTCATGCACTTTATACACCTGACCGTGATTGGTTGAAGGAAGTTAAGATTCCTCCACAGTTTGTGAATGTGGTTGAGGATGCTCGCATTGAGAAGATGATGAAGCGTCGTTATGCTGGTATTTCCAAGACCTTCTATCGTGGTTATAGTGACCTTTCCGATAAGGATTTCTTTGGTGTTGAGTGTGAAGATGTCAGCAAGATGAACCTTGCAGACCGAGTAAATCTTTATTTCAAGATTGGTAACTTTATTGATATTCCTTTTGATGAATATCTTGAGATGCCAATCGTTCGTATGATTGATGGTTGTGAAGATTTTGATGATGTTCTGATTGCTGCACAGGCACTCTATAAGTATTGTCAAGAACAGATGAATACTGAAACCAAGACTGATATGGATTCCCTAGAATCACAAGGTCAAGGTTCTACCGAGCAACAGCAGCAATCTAACGATTCTGATGAAGAAGGTCAGGAAAAATCTAATGAAGATAATTCTTCCGAGGATGCAACTGAAAAAAATGATGCTGATTTGGAGACTCCAAGTTATAAGCAAAATGCTGGAGAAAAGTCAGAACCTCAAGTCAATACTATGAATTCTCTTGAGGAATCTATTAAAGACCTCGTGAATATGAATGGTATTGAGAATGTATATCTTGAGATGCCAAAAGTAGATTTGGAAAAGATTGTTGTTCCCAATTCAACAATTCATAGTGCTTGTCATGAACTTTGGGATAATTATTTTGATAAAACGGTTTTTGATCACGTTGATGCTGAGTTCCTCAAGTTTAAGAAGTCTGCACAGAAAGAAGTTAATTATCTTGTGAAAGAGTTTGAGTGTCGTAAGTCAGCAGATTCTTATGCTCGTGCTACAACTGCACGCACTGGAGTTCTTGATTGTACTAAACTTCATACTTACAAATACAATGAGGATTTGTTTAAGAAAGTAACCACTCTTGCTGATGGTAAGAATCATGGTCTTGTGTTTGTTCTGGACTGGTCTGGTTCTATGGGAAAAGTTATGTTAGATACTGTAAAACAACTTTGTAACTTGGTGTGGTTCTGTAAAAAGGTTGGTATTCCTTTTGATGTTTATGCATTTACTAATGACTATCCTCTTGTATCTCTAGATGAGAATGGTAGTGCAGTTGTTCGTGAACTTTCTTATAAGAAAAAAGATGGATTGATGCAGGTTGGAGAGTGGTTCTCTTTGATGAATATTTTGACTCACAAAGTCAATACTAAAACTTTTGAGAATCAGATGAAGCATATCTTTCGTCTTGCATGGAGTTTTAGTCGTTATGCAATGTATAAGATTCCTGTAGGTATGGATCTTTCTGGCACTCCTTTAAATGAGACAATGATTTCACTTCACCAAATCATTCCACAATTTAAGAAAGAGAATAAACTCCAGAAGGTGCAATGTGTTGTATTGACTGATGGCGAAGGATGTTCTCTCAAATATCATCGTCAAGTGCAACGTCACTGGGAATCCGAACCTTTTATGGGCACGGCACACATTGGAGCAAACTGCTTCTTGAGAGATCGTAAGACTGGCAATACTTATAATCTGGGAGACAATTGGTATGATATGACCGACGTTCTCCTTGAAAATCTTAAGGATAATTTTGTAGATGTAAACTTTATTGGTATTCGTGTTCTTGAATCTCGTGATGCTGGTTCTTTTATTCGTCGTTATTGTTGGGATAATTTTGAAATGAGTGAGAAGATTAAAATTCAATTTAAGAAAGAAAAGTCATTTGCACTTAAGACATCTGGATATCATACTTATTTTGGTCTTTCTGCAAATGCTCTCGCAAGTGAGTCTGAATTTGATGTAGATGAAGATGCTTCAAAGGCACAAATTAAAAAGTCATTTATGAAGAGCCTTCAGAATAAAAAAATGAATAAGAAAATCCTAAATGAGTTTGTAAACCTTATTGCCTGATAAATATTTTTATAAGTAATCGGTAAAACTAATGTCTAGATTTGGAGATTTAGTGGGAGGTAAAAAAGCAGCACCTGCTCCAACTCCCGCACCAAAACCTGTAGTAGAAGAACCTGTAGAGGTTGCAGAGTCTCCTATTGTTGGTGAAGATACTACAAATTATGAAGAGGTTATTGAAGAAGAACTTTATGAAAGTGATGTATCATTTCATGATATGAGTAAGAAAGAACTTGAGGAGTATGGTCGCACTGTCGGTGTTGAACTGGACAGAAGGCATTCTAAGAGAAGATTGGTTCAAGAGTTGGAAGAGCACTTATCCAATTCCTAAACTGTCCACAGGGGGTCATTGAGACCCCCTTTTCCTTGTATAATAACTTCAGTTGAAACGAACAAAGCAACATCATGACTCTCTCTGCCGACTATATCCGCACTTCTCTTCAAGAACTTTATGGTGAGTCTGTGACTACTGGTGATATTCGTGCTTGGTGTGCAATGAATGGCACCAACTATCAGACTATCACTAACAAACTTTCTGATTATAAAGTGGGACGTGGTAAGTGGAACCTTGAAGTGACTCAACAAAAAGTGGAAGAAATCGAACGCACTTATCAGGCACCTGCAGCATTGCCTTCCGTAGAACAAAACCTTATCCCAGAAAAAGATGATACCTTCGTCAAGTTTGGCAATTTTGGTGACATTAAAAAAATTGTTCAATCCCGTCTTTTCTATCCAACATTCATTACTGGACTCTCTGGTAATGGTAAAACGTTCTCTGTCGAGCAAGCATGTGCTCAACTCGGACGAGAACTTATCCGTGTAAACATTACTATTGAAACTGATGAAGATGATCTTATTGGTGGGTTTCGTCTTGTCGATGGTGCCACTGTATGGCATAATGGACCCGTCATCGAAGCACTACAACGTGGAGCAGTCTTGCTCCTTGATGAGATTGACCTTGCATCCAACAAAATCCTATGCCTCCAATCCATTCTTGAAGGTAAGGGAGTGTTTCTGAAGAAGATTGGTAAGTTTGTAAAACCTTCTTCTGGTTTTAATGTGATTGCTACTGCCAATACTAAAGGCAAGGGTTCTGATGATGGTCGTTTCATCGGCACTAATGTTCTTAATGAGGCATTCCTTGAGCGTTTCCCTGTCACCTTTGAGCAGTCGTATCCTACTCCTTCTACTGAACAAAAGATCCTTGAGGGTATTGCTCTGGATTTGGGTGTAGAAGATCGTGACTTCTGTAAGCGTCTGGTTGATTGGGGTGACATTATTCGTAAGACCTTCTATGATGGAGGCATTGATGAAATCATTAGCACTCGTCGTCTTGTGCATATCATCCATGCATATTCAATTTTCCAAGACAAAGCAAAAGCAATCCAAGTCTGTGTAAACCGATTTGATGATGAAACTAAACAAGCATTCCTTGAACTCTATGACAAAGTTGATGCAGACTTCCAACTCCCTATGGAATCAGTACAAGACAGCAATCTGGGAAACCTTTCCTGATTTAGAGAACATTTGTGATTGGGCAGATTGGGAGGAAAACAATACCTCTCTTTCTGCCAAGATCTACAGCACTAAACACATTCTTAAATCCAGAGAAGTTGAAATATGGGATAACAAATCTTGTATTTACAACAACATCATCTATCCCAGAACTGGTAGCAATCTTCCTTGCTTCGGTATGGACTTGATGGGTTTCTTTGACAAGAAAGTCATTATCGTATTTGATTTTCAACATCCAGTGGAAAACTATTTGTTCTCCCATCCAGACCTCCCTAAGGCAGATGGTTCATTCCGATTTTTTGAACCTGGTAATCACTTCTCCGAGAATGTGTATGTTGCCAAGTGTACAATGTCTGAGGTCAATGAACACCTTGATACATTCAAGAAGTACTTGACTACCTACAAGGATATGCTAGAATGTGAACAACCTACTGGAAACGATTTTTCCACCTATTGCGACTTTGATTCTTATATGAAAAAGTTAGACCCTGTGAGTGGATATCTTTCTAGTAAATTTGGTAAAGAAAAAGCAGAGTCTCTTGTAAACGATTTTCTTTTCTGCTATGGTTAACTCTTGGTCCCTACTTTATGATGAACTAACAATGAAAGAAACTATTGATGATGGTATGCGTCCTTGGGGACACAGTGACTATGAATTTTTAATTAGTAATATGGATAATATGATTACAGAATCTAATGCAATACCTTGGAAGTATAATGAAGAAAAAATTGTAAAAGAACTTCTTGAATATATTCGGGGAACTTATAACCAACATTACTCTGCTGGTGATGACAAGATTCAAACGCTTGACTTGATTGAAGCGTGTGGTGATGGTGAAGCATTCTGCCGCAGCAATATTCTTAAGTATGCCTCTCGTTATGATAAGAAAGGCACTGCACGTCGTGACATTATGAAGATTTTGCATTATGCTGTTCTTCTAATGAACTTCAATGATAAGAACGCACAACGTGAAACCTACAACCAATGAAACTGAAAGAACACACAATGAAACTATCTGACAATGCCCTTGCTATCCTGAAGAACTTTGCCGGAATCAACAATTCTATTCTTGTAAAGCAAGGCAACAAACTTCGTACTATCTCTGTGGCAAAGAACATTCTTGCCGAAGCAGAAATCAAAGAAGAGTTTCCTCGTGACTTTGCCATTTATGATCTGAACCAGTTTCTGAATGGTTTGAGTCTGCACCAAGATCCCGATCTTGATTTTCAGGAAGATTCTTATTTGAGTATTAAAGAGGGTAAGCGTCGTGTGAAGTATTTCTTTGCAGATCCTAATGTCATTATTGCACCTCCTGAAAAAGAGATTCAACTTCCTACTCAAGATGTGTGCTTCCAAATGGATAGTGTGACTCTTGAGAAACTAGTGAAAGCAGCAGCAGTTTATCAACTTCCAGACCTCTCTGCGATTGGTGAAAATGGTGTTATTAAACTGGTAGTCCGTGATAAGAAGAACGATACTTCTAACGAATATGCGATTGTGGTTGGAGAAACAGACCAAGAGTTTAGTTTCAACTTCAAAGTCGAAAACATTAAGATTATTCCGGGTGCTTATGATGTCGTAGTCTCTTCTAAACTTTTGTCGCAGTTTACGAATACTCAACACAATCTAAAGTATTACATTGCTCTGGAACCTGATTCCACTTTCGGTTGATGAGACACATTCTCTTTACATTGAAGGGTTGTAATGTTGAGTTGATGGAGGATGAAAATTACATGAGAAAAATGCTGTACAATGCAGCAAAAGAATGTAATTCGACCCTTCTCAACTTATCAGTACATAAGTTTGAACCGCAAGGATTCACTGGTATTGCTATGCTTGCCGAGTCCCATATCAGCATTCATACTTGGCCAGAAAAAGGTATGGCAGTGTGTGACGCTTTTACCTGTGGTGACCACACTACACCTGAAAAAGGTGTAGAATATATGCAGAAGATGTTGGAGTCAACCGACATCATTATGAATGAATTTATTCGACCTTTAGAATGAACATTTTTGTGACTTCTTCGTGTCCAACAAAATCAGCTCAGGTACTACCTGACAAACATATCGTCAAGATGCCTCTAGAGACCTGTCAGATGCTCTCTATCGTTGCTTCAGATAAGTGGGGACACGGATACGGCACTCTTCCCAAGGCAGACGGTACTCCTTATGCCACTGAGAAGGGTGCCTTTCGCAATCATCCTTGCACCATATGGGCAAATGAATCTGAAGAAAATGCACGGTGGTTGTTAGTTCATGGATTTGCATTGTGCCAAGAATACGCTGCAAGATATGAAAAAACTCATACTTGCTTTCATACACTTCTTGCTGCACATGAGATATTTCCAAATGTAAACTATAGCAATCACACACCATTTGTTTTTGCAGGACCTGACGAATTTAAGTTGGATACTTCAATATCCATCTTCGACAAATACAAGATGTATATTGCATCTAAACCTTGGGTATGTGATAATTATCTTCGGTTGCCCCATCGTAAACCAGAATGGGTTTAAATAACTCATTTACTAAATAATATTATACTACGAGGTTTAGTAAATGAGTTGCGTTTATCAAATAAGGAACAAAATAACAGGGGAAAACTACATAGGTTCTACTGAAAAAAATTATATGCTTAGATTTGCTAAACATATAACTATGTGCAACAGTAATAAAATGGATTGCCCTAAACTTTATGAAAATTTTTTAAAGTATGGATATCACAATTTTGTTATTGAAGTCGTCAAGTGGATACACGAAGACGAAGACCTCAAAAAAGTAGAACAAGATTATTGTGAATGGTTAAACCCTTCTTTAAATTCTTTATGGGGAACCAAACACACCAAAGATTCTATTGATAAAATGCGTAAGTCGCAGAGAGAATACTGGTCTAAAAATTCTCATCCAAGAAAAGGTGTTCCTTTTACTGAGGAGCATAGAAATAATCTTTCAAAATCTATGGGTAAAAAGTGTTATGTTGATGGGGTAGTTTATGAATCCGTGAAAGAATGTGCTAAAATACTTGGTATCCATAGGGATACTGCAAGTTGGAGGATGAGAAGTAAATCATTTCCAAATTACTATTACCTTTGATCTTTATTTTTTGATATGGAAATTACTGATACTAAACCATTCTTGTGGGTGGAAAAGTGGGCACCAGAATCTGTTGATGATTTGATTCTTACTAAAAGTGTAAAGGAGTTTTTCACTAATGTAGTAAGTGAGGGGCAACTGAATCAAAATCTTATCTTGCAAGGTTCTCAGGGTTGTGGTAAAACTCAAACTATTAAAACTCTCTGTAAGATTACAAAACAGGATGTTTTGTTTTTGAATGGTTCTTCTGAGGGTAGATATTTGGATACTATTCGCAATCAAGTCATTAATTTTGGAACTACTGTTTCTATGTTTAATGATAAGAAAAAGGTAGTATTCTTTGATGAGTTTGATGGGACAACTAATGATGTGATGCTTTGTCTTCGTGGAGTGATTGAACAACTTCACAATAATGTATGCTTCATTTTTACTTGCAATAATCTTAATAAAATTATTGAACCAATTCAATCAAGGTGTGTTGTTCTTAAATATACTCCCATTCCAAAGAATGAAAAACCTGAGTTGATGGTATCTACTTTTAATAGAGTGTCTCATATTCTTGACGAGGAAAATATTGAGTATGATAAAAAAGTTGTAGCAGAACTTATCAAAAACTATTTTCCAGATACAAGGCAACTTCTTAATACTCTTCAACGATACTCTGTGAGTGGAAAGATTGACTCTGGTATTCTTGCTACTTTCTCTGACGTTGCTGTTAATGATCTTATCAAAAACCTCAAAGAAAAGAACTTTCCCGAAGTTCGGAAGTGGGTGGTATCTAATCTGGACAATGATACTACTGTACTTATGCGTCGTATTTACGATGCTCTTTATTCATCCCTTGAAAACAATAGTATTCCTGCTGCTGTGCTTGTTCTTGCTAAGTATCAGTATCAGGCGGCATTCGTTGCTGACCAAGAGATAAATATGCTTGCTTGTCTAACTGAAATAATGGTGGAGTGTAATTTTAATGATTGATGTAAAACTACTGCGTATTGTAACTGGTGAAGAAGTTATTGCAGAATTTCTATCTGAAACAGAAGATAGTATCACAGTACAAAATGGACTTGTAGTCCTTCCAACAAATTCTGGTGTTGGATTTGCTCCTTGGGCAACCGTAATTAGTCAGGATAAACCTGAAATTACAATGTCCAAAAAACATATTGTATATGTTGCGGAAGTGCAAGAAGATGTCTTTAAAAAGTATAATGAAATGTTTGGTAGTAAATTAATTACTCCAGATAAGAAAAAATTGATTGTCTGATTATGAAAAAGAAGAACAAGCACCAAGTAAAGTCTAAATTTTATTATATTTTTTGGGGCATTGCTACTTTTACGGTATTGTTCGGGCAACTTTATGTTGGAATAGGATATCGTGAAATGGCAGACGAAGTATTTTATCTTACAGAATTTTTAAGAGGAGTTGAAGAAACAAATGTCATTGTTGACTATTGATAAATCTAAACTGGTAGAAGAAAGGGTAAAAACAACACCAGAAAATGTTGCAGAAGCAAATCAAGCATTGTTTCGTGCTACAATGAACTTACCTACTGCCGCAAAGCATTGTGGTATGACGCAGAAGGAAATGAAATTGACCTTCCGTGAATATTTGAAGTATCATCCTATTGATTATGAAAACGTTTCCTCTGAAAACCTGTCTTAGATATCCTGGTGGTAAGTCTAAAGCAACGAAGACTTTATCTCCTTGGTTCCCGGAAAACTTTAAAGAATATCGTGAGCCATTCATTGGTGGTGGTTCTGTGGCATTTTATGCAACGCAGGCATATCCTGATGTTCCTGTTTGGATTAATGATAAGTATGTTACTCTCTACAATTTCTGGGTGCAACTCAGGGATTATGGTGAAGAACTTTCTGATCGACTGAACGATATTAAATCTAAGGCATCCAATTATAAGTCTCAGGATGATAAGGATGCTGCACACAAAGAATTATTTGACAAAACGCGGGATGATATCAATAGTCAGGATGGACTTGATCGTGCCGTAAGTTTTTTCATTCTAAACAAGTGCAGTTTCTCTGGACTGACTGAGAATAGTACGTTCTCTAAAACTGCGGCACGTTCTAACTTTTCTTTTGTTGGTATTCAGAAACTCAAGCAATATTCTCAACTCATTCAGAAGTGGAAGATTACGAATATTGATTACTCGGAAGTGATGAATGCTCCTGGTGAGGATGTATTTGTATTTCTTGATCCACCTTATGATATTAAGGACTTCCTTTATGGAAAGGATCGTGAGATGCACAAGTTCTTTGATCACGATAAATTTGCCGAAGATGTTTATAAGTGTCCTCACAAGTTTATGATTACTTACAATGTGAATGATAGGTTGTTAGAACTTTATAAAGATTATTATCTTCGTGAATGGAAACTTCGGTATTCTATGGCACATCGTGGAGAGAAGGGAACGGATGAGAATGTAAAGACGGAACTTCTTGTAACTAACTATCCTACTGAGAAAGTAGAGAATAATATCCTGACTCAAATTCTGTTTGACTTATGACTGAACTGAAAGACTGGCTCAACTCCATCAATCAAACGAAGAAACATTTGATTGATGAAGATCCTTCACTTGAGAAGGAGTATCCTCCATATATTATTAATCGTTGTCTTTCTGGACACATTGATACATTGATGTTTGTCAATGAACTTAATCAGTATCATTTTCTTCCAAAAAAGTTGCAATATGACTTTCTTATAAATATTGTGAGGAAAAAGAAGAGGTTTTCTCCCTGGATCCGACAAGATAAAATCAAAGATCTTGATTATGTCAAACAATATTATGGTTATAGTAATGAGAAGGCAAAGCAAGCTTTGAAAATACTCACAAAAGAACAACTTAATTTTATTAAATCAAAATTTGATACTGGAGGAAAAAAATGAGTGTTGTTAGAGAAGCTGAAGTGACGTGGACACCCGAACAAATGGTTGAGGTTGTTCTGAGTGAACCTGATGATTTTCTGAAAGTGCGTGAGACATTGACACGCATCGGTGTTGCATCTAGGAAAGAGAAAAAGATTTATCAGTCCTGTCATATTCTGCATAAGCAAGGTAGATATTTCCTTGTACATTTTAAGGAACTGTTTGCTTTGGATGGAAAGCACGCAAATCTGACAGTAAACGATGTTCAGAGACGTAATCGTATTGCACAATTGCTTGCTGATTGGGGACTGATTGGTATTGTTGATGTAAGTAAGATTACTGATATTGCACCACTTAATCAAATCAAAGTTCTTGCATATAAGGATAAGCAAGACTGGATTCTAGAAACTAAGTACAACATTGGATCTAAGAAAAAACGGGTAGAAGAAACCGAATAAAATTGGGGGCTTGACGCCCCCTTTCTTTTTGTGTTATTATATAAATAAATTTGTCTACTACATCAGTTGGAGTGGTAGATACCTGTTGGTGAAAGCCTCAGGTGGGATATGTTCCCGTAACAACTAACCAGTCGAAAG